TATAGAAACACATCGTCGTAAATTCTTGGTTGCTCCTGCTGAGGGGGACACTCCATGTCTTCTGGAGATAAAGGGGACCCCCATAAGCCAAAATCTTGGCAAATCAGGTTTACTTTTTGCCACTCTGGTCCGTTCCTTTGGTAGGCTGGTGGTAACCTTAGGAAATAATTCTCCCAGTTATCATCGCCTACTCCTGAATTTAAATCCGCCACGAGGGCATTGTCATGCATGTCCAACTCTGGTACGGAATTGGCCACATACATGGGCTTCGTCTTCCAAATTCTCAAAGAAGTAGAAGCGTCCATTACGTTGGGGGACATGTAGATTTGTAACCCACTGAATACCAAGTTGGAGATGTCGTGTCTAAATGTGTAAGTCAGCGAATCCGTTATTATTACTGTCGGGAGTTTAACTTTTCCCTCGAAAGTCATTGTATTGTAGGAAAAATTAAAAGTTCCATTCAGGCTGTCAACTGTAAAAACTATTTGAAAGTCCTCAGTTTGATACGGAATAGATGGCTCTAGTGGTACACCGTTACAAAATACCTTAACAGCATCAAAATTGACAGCTGATGATGGGACAGCAGGGGTGAAACTATTGATGTCTACCCAGTCTCCTTGTAGTTCCCATTGGGTGCCCACCAACTCCCACCGATTATAATAGAAGATAGATGCCCCCCTTGTCTGTGGGTCGGGGTTACTGTAATCCCAAGATAATTCCCCATCTTGTAGCTCATCGCCAAAGAGACGGGTATCTCCGATGTACCTTAATTTGGACGGGGGTGAAATATACCAAGGACTCCTCGGCTGATTATCCCACCTTGATAAGATCAGGGGGTAAGGGCCCCCCAGGTTTGCCAATAGGTTGGCAATCACATAGCTACTAGTGGATGGGCTAAGGGATGCCGAATTCTCTAGTTTGATAATTACCCTTGCAGGTAAAATGGGGGCGTCTATGGAAAAGTTTGCCTCATCAGGGTATACTACGGACTGCAGCTGCCAGTGCCCCTCATCAGATGGTTTGAACAGGTCGATTTGGCAAGTACCGGATATGACCCCAGACAGACCTATAACTCCATCAGCTTCTGATAGCCCGGTGGCGTCTAAGATCCTAACGACTGCCCCGACTGTAATTGGGTCCGTATAGCTAGAGAAACTATTATAATCAGGGAATAAGAAATCAGGGATTAAGGGGAAATTACCATCTTCAGGATACTCTATCTCCACCCATGGGCCACAGTTGAAGCCGCCCCCGTCGTAAACCGAAAATGATCCTGTCTGGCTATTCCACCAGATTTGATTTTGTTTTGGGGACGGGGCAGTAGGGCTTACTGCTGCCTTCTGGTAGTAAATGAAATTTAAAATGTCATTAAATGGTATCTTTCTCTCCACTGGCGCCAAATACAGGGAGTTTCTTTCATCGAAACCATGTAAGCTAAGGCTATCAAATACGAAATTAAATGGTAAAAATCCGCCCTTATTTCCCCAGACCCCTGTAAAATTATCTAAGACGGATTTGCAATTCCAGTCACTATTGAATGACCAAGGCAGTACCAGGAAAGTAGAGCTGTACTCATCATACTTTAACAGGGCATTAATTCCAAGACCTTCTAATTTTAGATTTAGGGGGATGTCTAGGAACCATGACTTTGTTTCAAAACTATAGGTTGGATTTATGGTAACTTCTTCAGAAATGATGAGCTGTACGGGTTTATCAAAGTATAGTCTGGACCCCGCATAAAATATGTTGAATACATACGGTAAAGAGTATTGGTTATCAAAATCTGGGTGGAGAACTATGGAACCAGTCTCATTTACTAGGTTAACCAAAAATGAAGCATCAGCAGAGATGCCTGGAGTTGGCCTATAGAATGGGGCTGGTCGAGTACTTTCTATATCAATTTTAATTTGGCTACCGATAGAGTAATCAAGTATGAATTGATCATTAAACTCGCTAATAAACAACGATAAGGATTGGCTATTTTTTTGGACACCCTTTATTTCGTACGAGTAATCACCCAATGTCAAAATTTGACCGATTTGTATTCTGTTATCAGATTCAACGACAATGGAGCCTTCCCAGTTCCTAATTTCTTTGACGGCAGGAAATACAGAGCTATTGTAAACACCAAAAGTACCACCCAAGAGTTGTCGTTTTTGGTCTATGTTTGAAGCAAGACTAAACCAGTATTCATCACCGCTCCAACCTAATAGCTGAGCTAACCAATCTAATTGGTTACTAACTCTGGTTCCAACTTGTTGGACAGATGAAGCTTGACTTTCTGATAGGAATGGGTTGGAATACCCATAGAGTTCGTAGTCACCTATGTTAAAATTTGGGGAAATTTTGGTCATTTTATTCTACAATGATTAAATCATCAGATAGTGCTAAGTATTCTTGATTCATGCAAGTATTGGGGGTCATCCACAGGGTCGAATAATTATCCACTTGCTCGTATAGGTTAATCAAGTTGTCATCCCATGGTCTTGTAAGCCATTCTGCAATGGGTTGGTAATCTGCATTTACAGACTCTCTGATGTCAAAAATTTTCTTTACTTCATAACTCGGGGAAATATCAACTTGAGCAAGTTTACAATAGGTGACCGGAACCTCTTTTCCAGCACCATTGATTACTGTAGATGGCAGACTGCCTAGTGGGTGAGCAACAAGGGATACTTCTGATTTACCCGTTGATGGTCTCCTCAGGAGGGAGATAGTCCCTGAAACAGAAACAGATTGTATGGAAATTTTGGGGTCTGACCACTCGATTTTCCAACCAGTATTAAAAGTAGGTATTGCAATTTTAAACGTAAAGAATTGACCTATACTATCCCTACTAACTTCCACTGTTTCCACAAAAATCCAATCCGGATCAGGGCAGTATGGATTATCAGGGTGCGGTTGCCCAGGGTTATCAGGATCTTCGTTAAGACAATTAGTTATAGATAGGGTGGCGTTGCCCGTAATTACAGTGTTAGGTGGACAACGGAAAGTTATCTCAGAAAAAGAAGCCGCCCTGGGGAATTGCCAGTATAGGTATGGAGCCCCGGAATAATTTGGGAATAGCCCATCGTAATTTCTCCACTCTAAGGTCGTATCATCGCAAAAAGCATATTTAGGTACGAACCTCCACCCTACCTCAGAATCTGTGCCACTGACGACATTCATTTCGTGACCTGATAAGGAGTAATTCTCTACAGAATACAAAGCATAGAAGGGGGAATCGTCATAGGTCAATCTATAAGCTATCAAATATTGGGAATCAGCCATCCCCACCAATTCTAAATTTATAATGACTGGACCTATGGAAAGATTACCGTGTTCCCAAACTACGGTTCCAGGCTTGATGACTAAAAATTTATCGTCCCCTGATGGAACAACTTCTAGGGAATTAGGGCCAAACGGACTTTCCCCAGGCGGTAGATACACATAGGCAGACTTTCTATCTAGTCCAAAGTCAATATAGTATCGTTCCGATGCAGCAGGTAACCTACCATAAATAGGTCTACCATCTGGTACCCATTCAGTGGGTGTCTCAAACAGGTTATTAGCCTCTTGAAACTGAACGGATAATATAGTACCAAATGTAGGATTAGAAGATGTTTGAATTTCTCCCCTGCCCCCATTTAAAGGCGTGATAATCTGGCTCATAGACTTAAGGTTCCTTCTTTATAGTCAGGCGGTTGATAGGGGAAAGTAGTCCCAGTATACCAAGAAAGTTGGGGAACATCTGTATTGGAACTAGGGTTCTCCCATACATAAGTGATTTCCTGGTTGGAGTTGGTAAATCTTCCTGTATTACGAGGCACTAATGTTATTTGAGCTACGCCTAATTTAATCGAGGAGGTCTCCAGTCCAAATTGAGAGATAATTTCCTCTTCACACCGGTAAAAAGAGACGTACCTCAGTAGGTTATCGGCAAATTCTTCAAATCTGGCCGTATTGGTGACTGTCATGTTTGTCCAGTTGGTCACCGTTGTTTGGGGGGTGAATGCTCTCATTACCCTATAGATATTCCTGCCATCTTCTGCTACAAGGGTGTCCTCTGCGTATTTGACATACTCCGGATTAAAATATGGGACGTATGCCCGGGGGTCAAATTCGTTTGTTCCAGCTTCTGAGGAGTCTATGAAAATACCATTTTTGTAGTAAATTGAAAAGTCAAATAAGGGGCTTACGCTAGATGTGGCTGTATAGGATTTTACCGAATTACCATTTCTAAAGTAGGTTCTGTCCCCCCTATAGAAAGTAAACATCCTGATAAATGTATTTATTTCCGTCAGCCGGGGGTAAAGAGAGGTTATTTGGATTTGGAAGCCACTGCCGGTGCCGCCCAAGTAACTATTATCTATAGTCAGGACATCGCCAATTGAGTACCCCCTTCCAAAATCTGATAACTCGTAGGAAATAATTGTATTCCCTGAGACTACCAAGTTAATAGACCCGTTGACCCCGACCCCATTGATTGGGTTGCCATACACCAAAGGTAAGTTAGTATAGGCACCGTTTCGGTAACCTGATCCCCCGTTCACCAAGTTGGTCGTCTTTATTCTGCCAGATACGCTATTATCTACTAGATCGTCTAATTGTGACCTTAGCTCGAATGAGGGTGCAAGGTTGATCACTGAGCCATCATTGATTAAGTCCTGAATAGATGTGCTGCTTGGTGTGAAGTACTTGGCGGCAATGCAATAAGTGGGGATTCCACCTGAAACTTCCCTGTATTCTAAATACTGCCCACATTTGAATCTAGGTTTGTATTTGTAAATGGGTAGCCCGCCATTACCGTCTAGTACGGACACTTCTCTTATAATGCCTTGCTTGATTAATTCGCTAAAGTAATCTACGGTTAGTGCCCCATTGGGTTCGTAAGTAAAAGGTGCAATTACATAGGCGTACTTATTGACAGCCCCTTTCGTTACGTCAACATAGTCATAATGGGGGTCAGAAACAGCATCCGGACCGCTCCCAACCTGTGGTGTGTAAACCCAAGTTCCTGCTAAGTAGGACTGACCTTCAACTAGTTGATTGTAATTATTTGGCAAGCTAGAATTTAAAGCTGGTCCTATTTTATTTTCAGTCTGGCCCCCGGTAATGTCATTCGTAGAAGGGAATAAGATAAAATTCTGAGCTACCAGCCAAGCCAATCTTCCGACAGTAGTGGTAGGTAGGAACTCACCGTCTGAGTAGTCATATTCGACGATTTCTGGGTCTATTGTTGTCCCCAGTGAATATTGGTAAGTGTTATTTACGACCCATGCAGAATAAGTCTTTGCCGAAGAAATTTTTCCAGCTACAAAGGCACTGGGGATATCTGCTGAAGATCCAATTACTATGTTTTCAAGGACTACGAATAACTGATTGCCTAAAGACACGATGTCCCCTAAACTATACCTGCCAGCAGTAAGTAACTTTATTTGCTTTAAAGCTAGATTACCGTACACAGTTTGGTCGAATTTGTTCGTTGAATAGGGGCTATATGCTACTTCTACTGGGTAGTATGATGGGTTAGGGTTATTAACTACAATGAGGTCATCACTATTTAAAATAGTATTTACGGGTTCAAAATCATATACATTAGTATAAATAGCAGCGTCTTTACTCAGAAGGACGGGGGTATTGTAAGCTGCAGAGTAGTTAATTTGAGGGTCTTTGAACCTGCTGATAGAATCAAAAGTATTGTAAAAAGCTGCATCAACATCACTTACGGTCGGGTTCGTATCAGTTGGGAAAACATTTCCAGGGGTCAATACTGTGGAGAGCCTATCCCTAAAATTCAAAGTTACAGGCTGATAATTAGAGCCATAAATGCCATTAGCATCAACTTCAAGAGTGATGTTATATTGAGTTTGACTCAGAGTGATAGGGTACAGGTGGGCTTGATTTTCAATGGGGATCGAGAAATTAATTACATTTTGACCCCTTCTTATTTGGTCATCTGTTAATTCTATACCATTGGGTCCAAGCACAAAGAAAGAAACTTGTCCATTGGGCTTCGTAAAGTCAGACAAATAATTATAACCAAATCTGCTACTTCTATTGGGTTGAACAGAAGTCAGAGTCCCTAAACCAAACATATCTATGAAGAAATTCTCCCAGTCTGCTTGGCTAACGGGATTCCTGCGTCGGATTAGGGAGAAAAACCTTTCTTGGACTTGAGCATATGTTTCTACATCACTGCCCCCTACCGCAGGTTCTGGGTTGGTTACTACGGTGCTAGCTTCCCCGAGATCTGGGGGGCCGGTAATTGAATTAGCCGGGACATTATAGATGTTACCTACAAATTTGGAATAAACAGGGATTTCAACTTCGGTCTTACCGGCGGGTATTGTGACACTATATGAGCTTACATATTCAAATCCTTGGCCGCCCGATAATTGGGGGTTGGATGTAAATACAGACCCGGATGGTACAGATAAGTCTGAATTTCTTGGTGCTATTGACAACCTAACCAAAGCTGTAGCAGGAGTACCCAGTCTCCTTAGGGCGCCTAAAAATGGGCCTATCCATTCGATGAGGATCTTATTTGGTAGTTGATTCGCCCAAAATAAAAATTCACCTTGAGAAAAAGCCTGCCCCTCTAAAAGAACCGCAAGGGGATTCCCTGCACTGAAGTCATTGAGGGTTTTGTTAGACGCCTCGTATACTTTTTGCGCTGCATCTTGAACTAATTGTGCCTCGTTCCTTGGGTCTATTGAAACCGAGGGGAGGGGAGCATATCTTGGCATTTAATCCTCTAATCAGTATTCGCCGTTGTCAATGACTAAATTGTTTAGCAAATCGGCTAAGATTTTCTTGGTGATTAAGTCAGCATCATCCAATGACCCGAACTTTTGAGCTACTGACGGGGTAGGTGTCCCATTGGCGTAATTATATTTATTGTTTGTCGTATAACTTCTAGGAGCATTTTCTTTGATGTTTTCAGGGTTGACATTATTATTATTTTCATCTAACAAAGTAGGGAAACCAAACCACCATTTACCCAAGGTAACTTTATTGCCGGTGATAGGGGCTCCAGAAATGAATTCATTTAAGCTAGATAGCGTAGGCTGGTTGGTACCTAAAGTCATGTACCGACTATCCAATCCATTCGGACCAGCCGTAACCAGGGAGTTCAATCCGAGGGGGTCATAGTGCCAATCTAAATCTTGGCCATCGAAAAATATTTGTTTTGCTCCGTTCAACCATGCACTGGTTACAATGACAGCGGAACTGTAAGTTGTCTTTGCCATTATCCGTTGGTAATCCTGTTATGTATGTTTTACCCTGCCTACAAAAAAGCCCCCTTTCGGGGGCAATTATTGAACCACAAAATCAAGTTCTGTCCCAAATATTGACGGTCAGTTCCACTTCAATTTCCTGGACGTTTCCGCTGTCGCGATCAACGTTGGCAGTAGTGATTGATAGGAATTTACAACCGTAGCAGGTGTACGCGCCACCGGCTGGAGCAGATCCTGTACCAGTACAGTCCCTGGGGGTTACTGTAACGGTAACATCTTGACAATTGTAGTTTAACCAGAAGTTCTCTAATTGCTTGAAGATCGTAGGATCATACGGAGCAGTAAGAGTAACATTATCTGCAGTTCGTGGGCCAACGACATGGTACTTTCGGTTTCCAGTGCCATTGGCGTATTCGCTCTTTTCGGAAGAATCTTTGATACCACTGAATTTTGTGAAGACAGCGATTAAAGACACCCCGTTGGGAGCTACGAACGATACCTCGTATTGCGACTTTGTTAAAGGTCTGAGAATTGCCATGGGATCACCTCTTTATTTCCTATCCTTATCAGGACAAGATGTTGGTGATCATAGCGCCAGAACCGATAAGACCAGATGCACCGAGGCCAACCAAGTTAACCACACGTTCGATGGTGATTTCAGCACGCACGACACGGCGTTCGCGAATGTAGTACTCCAATTTGTTATCGTAAAGGCTCTTTATCCTCTACATCTTTGTATTTCTACAAAGTTCAGACTATATCTTTGCCTTACATCCTTATGTAAGACATTAGGCGCTCGTGGAGTTTTCATCTGTTCTAGATTACTAACTCTAGTCGTTGAACGTTCGTTTTCTCCCGAAAACGCTTCGCTGCTGATTGCCATGGTTTGAAGTTCAAACGTTAGGGTCCCAGCAATTCACCTAATTTCTTTTTATGTCAGACCCCAGTAGTTAAGGACGGACAGCGGGTGTTCCTGTGAGTTGATCATTTTTGTTAGCGTAAAGGTTATTTATCCTTCACTTCTTTACATTTCTGCAAAGATCAGACTATATCTTCTTCCTGAAATTTCTTATCAATCCGGTAACATGACTATCAGGTAGATTTAAGTGTCGTGCGAACTTGCGAATTGCTGGTTTACCCAGCTCTACCCAAAGT